TAGTATCCTTCAAAAGCTAACTGAAAAATTACCTGCAAAACAACATCCTGTATGCCTAAAGACCGATTACGCACTTCGCTCGTCACGAATTGAGTCCATACGGCAGGGTATCGAATTGCGATCTCGGTCCTGTCGGCATTTCCTTTCTCCAACTGATCATTCCACATAGCAATAGTTTTAAACTCCGGGAGATTAGTTTGGATATGCACTTTCAGGAACTCAAAAAACTCTTTCATCCTCTTGTCTTGTTGTGGTCTATGAAATACTCAGGTGGTGGTACGACAGCCATTGGTATTACTTTATTCCCAGTACAAACACTACATTGAATAGACGTAACAGTATCTACTGGTAACCCGTCTATGCGCCCTGTGCCCAAACACAAGGGACAAACCTGAAATGGAACGCATTCTACCATTTTTATCTGCACTTCCACTGTACTTAATTTTTTATTAGCCATTATACCTGTGCTGCTAAGTTCAATCGTGTGACAATCATTTTCTGTGTAGCTCTGGCCAGTACCTTACTGTGGCCCATAAACATCCTACCAGGATACCTACCGCCTTCGTATGTTTTCATTTCACCAACAGGTCTGTTGTGGATACCAGCATAAGGTACAGGTGTAGTTATGGATACATTATTTCGTGTACGCCCTACTATCCGTGTGGTTCTTTTCATGCGGCCTGTGCGAACAAGTATCTTTTTACCCGAAGGTTTCGGTGCCCTTAATTTTGGCCAGCGTTGCAGTGTATCATCTACAAAACCTTCGGCTTTGAAGTTGTTATCCACATGCTCTTTGGCCATCTTACCCATCCTTCTGGTCAAATTATTAAATTCCTTGCGAAATGCCCTGGCTTTGCCCGCCACATTTAGTGGTTTATTGTACCTTGTCTTCATAAAGTGGGCACCGTCCATACGTTCTGTGAACATTGTCATTCCTTCTCCTTCTCCTTCTTCTTGTTATCTCCTTCTCTACCTGAGAATGGAACACCTGTGAACTCATCTAACTGCACACCGTAAGTTCTTACTAAATATTCTTCACTGACTTTCCAGCCCATATCAGATATGGCCTTATCTACTTTAGCTCTCTCAGTAAGTTTGATTTTCTCGGTAGTGTCGTATTTAAAAGTGATGCCGTCTACTTCTGCCCCATGTTTGGACATGAACGGCAAAAGATGGGTGTTGACGGTCCACTCAATAAATTTTGCATCCGCATCCCCATACATGTTAGACACGTCTTCACCCACCTTACCAACCACTCTTCCGGTGTTATTTGTGACCACATCCTGACCGAATATCAATTTAGCAATACGGGCATCTATATATTCCAGGAAGGATTCATATACTTTAAAAGCATCCTGCCTGTTCACACCCATATATTCTATAACGTCATCTTCGTCAACAACAGCATAGCCATTACTACCTAAATCCCTGAGAGCCTTGATAAAATCATTCCTGGCAGTACCTTGTTGTTGGGTTTTACCTATCCGCATATCCATGGCGAATACCTCTGCCCATTCTGACCAGTTACGTATGGCATTCTCTTTCATGAGCATATACGCCGCAGACTTATAAAGTATGTCGTAAGTCTTGTCGTAACCCCCGATAAACATCAAACGGTCACTGAAGCGATTATTGAAGTAACTTATTCCCATACCAATGCCATCTCCCCACTCAGGAACAATTGTGCCAAACTCCGGCTTAACGTGATCCCTGTCTACAACTTCAACAGCAGTATGGTATCTACCCGTGGTATCAATGTATGGTACAAAAGTATTATTCTCCCACGGACCAAACTCTATAAGACTATATCCCCACATACGAAACTCAAGCGCATGTTCAACCCACTTGTGGAACCACGGGGCTTCAAATAGCTTTTTGTGCGGTTTACTCACACCATCTTCGATTGTCTCTATGTGAAATTCCTTGTCTTGTGTTTTAAGCACACGGGTATTCCATTGCGCAGAAAACTCCGGGTCCATCCATACCCTGCGGTAAATCTGATGAAGATCGTACCTATTATAGTTTTGGATATTGTTGCTGTTCTCAATAGCCAACCGCAACGTGCGCAGGTCTTCCAGTGTCTGGTATTTTTGCTTGAGTGTGTGATATTGTGAACCTGACTTCCTTCTTCTACCTGCGGGCATCACATCAACAGGGGTAATATCGTATCCTAGTATCTTCATGGCAATAGTGAAGCAGATTCATCCGAAAGATCGGCATTGTGAAATTCTTTACTTATAAACTTACGGTTACTCCCAATAGTGCGCCAGTTGGTCGGATCAGTGCCGTTGGCTTCTTCAGGTGGTAACCCAAAATCTAATTCCCCTCTTCTGGCAGCATCCAGCATTTCCAAACATCGCTCATAGGCTTTTTCTACCTTTTCGGGAATATCCCTTGGGCTAATGGTCATGTGAAGGTTATATAAAGATAAATTAACATTACAACGCAAAACCAGCTTATTTCTTACATCGGGCACAGCCGTGTAAAGTAGGGCAAATTCATCATCTATTTTGTATACCGGGGCAAGATAAGATCGTATCTCCGCCTGTGCAGTGAGTTCACTGTTATCCAGTAGTTCCTGCTCAGATACGCCAGAGGATTCTATTCCCTGGGCAACAATGTCTTTTAGATTAGTAGTACTGATGCTAATCGTATAATCATCCCAATCTATATAGTCTACGTTTGCCATTGTTGTTTTTGTTTAACCATTCGGCATAGTAAAAGGTAAAGTAAAAGGCATACCCCTTGTCGGGCCGGGTGCGGCCACAACTAGCCTCTTTTTAGTAGTATATCCCAACACTAGGCGTTTTTTAGTGGTGAAAGTTACGTTAAGGCGTTCTTGTGACATCTTCGTCAATTATGTATAATCCTTCTAAAATAGTCAATCCATCAGGATTCGCCGGACTCACACCCTCCACATCATAGAAATACTCGGCAGCTTTTATACGCACTGCTGTATCATCCAATATAATTGTCAGTATTTCATCATCTACCCCCGTCACCGTAAAATCACCGCCTGTAAGTGTTAGCGTTGCAGCACTGGTTGGTGCATTTTTACGGGTTTTGACCTGCATAGTCAACTCTGTAAATACACTAAGATCATAGTAAGCATCGCCATTGTTGGGATCGGTGAAGGCAAGTGGGATGGAGACAGGATCACCTCTCTTCAACAGAAAAGTGATTTGAGCAGCTAAAATAGTGTTCAATTCATCCATGTTTAATTGCAAAGTAAGTACTTTTTACCATCTATTAAAACTTTGTTGCGCAAAAGTTGCATCCCGCCCCACAACATACTGATGGGCCACAGCAGATTTTGCCCCTCTTTTATAGGCATACCACTCCTCTTTAAACATCTTGCACATCAAATAATCAAAGGCATCGGAAAAATGACCAAACTTCTCATGTATGAGGTTGGTTTCCTGATCACGCACCCTTTCTTTAAACTTCGTTCCATCTGCAGCCGCCTGGGTATACATGAAGTCATCGACCATATGTATGCACTTCTCATCGATAAATACCCTGATACCTCCAAATTGGTTTTTAAAGATTTCATTTATAAATTGCCCACGCAATTCCACAGCCGGGGCTTTCTTATCTATACGTACAGTTACCCGCAAATGATCAGATAAGTGCTTACGAATAATGCTGTATTGGTTCACCGACTGCTCCGTTAAAGTGGTTTCATGTCTTCCGGCGGGATCACCGTAAACATAAATCATACCTTCATGGTCTTTGTAGCGGGACAAGAATAATCTACATATGTTGGGCGTAGAATTATTTGGTTCCGTGGCGGCAATCTCGTCAATAACAAACAAATTATTAGCCACCCGCTGGCATATGATCAGCGTCATATATGGTCGTATGTTAAAGTCAAAAGCTATATGTAATGCCTGGTCTTTGGTGTATCCTTTGTAAGCAGAAATTCTTGGAAAATTAGGTATATCCACCACCTGTTTATAACGTCTGAATTCCATGTAAAATCGGCCCCCCACCACTTTATTACCCCACTTGCCCAAAGTGTACACCTCGTAGTAATAAGGATTGGTTTGCTTCATCTGGCTAAGCATCGCCCTGAAGATGTCCGGCAGCCATTTATTATGCGTATGATCACTGTGGTGAATAGTGTACGGTAATGATACAATCTTTTCCCCGACAGCAACACTGGTGTGTCCACTTCTGGACAGTTTTGAGGGATCGTTGCCATCCCACCATTTAGAAAAAAACCGCTTAAAAAACCAATGCTCCCTATAATCTCCGGTTACTTCCGGGTTGATGGTAAATATTTCCTGCAGATGATCAGACTTCGTAGTACGTATGGAAGTAGTAATAGTAATCCAGGATTCTTCATCCACAACATCCTCTTCATACCACACCCCTGTGGGGTCTTTAACAGATTTGATCTTTTGAGGTTCATCGCAGCCCGCAGAGATAAACATATTTCCATTGAGGCATTCTATTTCATATGGCTGAGTACGGAACTTAAACATCTTCATGAGGCCCATTCCCTCAATAAGGTCTTTCAGAGTCTTATATGAAGAGTTACGTATGGTATTGTAATACTTTCTTGTGAGAATGAAGCGAAAATAAGGATCAGTGAGACAACGATAAATCAGCAATTTGGCAACCATATTACTCTTGGAGGAGCCACGGCCACCATAAAGGATAAGATACCTGTCCCTGTTGTGAACCAAAGGGATAAAAGAATCATTGATCATTCTTGACCATTCCGGCCAATCGATGGTATGTTGTATGGGTTTCATGACCAGTGATCTGGTGTAGTTTGGTCAGGCTCAGGCAACTCATCAGACCCGCTTTCCAGTTGTACCTTAATAGTTTCCACCTGTGCGACTTCTTCCTTCTTGAAGTAGCCCCTGCGCTTACCTTTGGTTTCTAGGCGGAAGGTTGCCGCCTGGTAGTTACCTTCAAGAATCTTGTCATTGACCACATTTTCGGCAAGATCAGTCCAGGACTCATCGATCTCTTCCAGTATGTGCATGGTGTCATCTTTGCGGAACCACGATAATATAGTACCCCTTCGTATATGCAGCACGTTAGCCATCTTAGTCAGCGATCCCCCGCATTCCCATGCCAATTCCACCAATTGGTCAGGGTCCAACGTGCGCTTAATGTTTCCCAGTAAAAAACGGATGTCCCTTGGGGTATATTCCACCAATCCTTTAGGAGGATTGAAATACTTACCGGAATCTGCAATAATCTTGCTATTATACTCCTCAAGCTCCTCTATGGGTACTTCTTTGTCTGTTTTCTTGTCAATTACTGCCATAATGTATAACTAAACTCTTAGTTGTTAAAAAACAGCCTACAATTATTAGTGGAGGGAAATGCGGTCCCAAATTGGGAATCCTCTTAACATCCTTATACCCCCCTAGCCGCATATTCGCATAGGCAAATATACAAATATATAGGGAGTATACAATAATTTAGCACATTTACTATAATTTTGTCCCAATTTGGGACGGTATTTTTGGCATGTTTGTAACACTTTGTTGCATGATAAAAGTTGATAAAAGGGTACAAAAGGTACACATGGATTTTTGTCCCAATTTGGGACGAGCCGTTTGTAAACGGTTAGGGCTGTTTAGGCAAAGTGGGTGACCATCCCATTTTTCAACCATAAATATGTGGGTTTTAAGCCACTTTCAGTACTATTGTGGGAGATCATCCCATTCTCAGGACACTTATTCACTTAATGTCATACTGACTATAAGCCATTAGTGATCAGTCCCATATTGGGAATATATCCTGGTATTGTTGTAATAATACGTTAGTCTTACATAGGCATGGGTATTTAACTTTGCAACATTGTGTTACACTATATTATTAGTACCTTTGATTATAATAAAAACAAAAAAACTATGTTATTCATTCTTTCAATAATTTTTATAGCACTTTTAGTTTCGGCCCTGGTTTTAATATCACTTAATTATAGGGAATCAAATAAGACTTTATTTCTATTAACTCAACAGGATATCATAATACTACAAATGAAAGCACTTAATGAAAAGTTTTTAAACGATCTAAAATAATAAAACAATGAAAAATCTAAAATTTAAATTAATCCTTTTTACTGCTGCCATAATTTGGAGCACATTAGTAATTTTAATCATTTTAAACCCCGGAAGTTATGGCAATCTATAAAACAGAAATTAACGCTTTGGAGATCAAAAAGACTATTTTAATTAATACCTTAGATTTATTTATTCCGA